ATTAGATCGCTATTTGTTTCTTCGCAGAAATATTTTAATTCTTCATATCTAAAGCATGCATTTAAATTATTATCCGATATATTAAATTTTTTGAGAACAGAAGTACCACCACACTTAGGAATATGAACAAAAAGTAAATTATGTTCATGAATAAAAGGCATTTAATTATTTAAATGGTTGATTCTAAAAGTAAAGATACTATCATTTAGTTGATGTCCGATAAAAATAACAGTTACGAATGGTTAGGTGAGGATGATGAACTTACTGGAGAAAAAGACATTATTGCTCAAGAAATAATGGGCAATGAATTTAGTAAGAGTTATTATCCACCAATTCGAGTTTATGATAGAACGGTAAAAGCTGATAAAAAATATATTTCTTCTTTACCCGATCTTCAAAATGGACCTTCTAGTTTAATTCAAGGTGCGGCAGTACCTATTCAACAAGTAGGTATTCATAATTTTAAATTACCTCTTAATTATAAAAAGAGAAACGGTAAAACTATTGAGTTAGAAACAAGTGTTACCGGTAGTGTTAGTTTAGAAGCACATAAAAAAGGTATTAATATGTCTCGGATCATGAGAAGTTTTTATGATCATAAGGATGAAGTATTCAGTATTGGTAAGATTAAAGACGTGTTAGAAACATACAGAAAGAATTTAAAATGTTTTGACTCTCGCATCATGTTAAAGATATCTTACCCTATTAAACAAAAAAGTTTACGTAGTGGTTTAGAAGGTTACCAATATTATGACGTAGTATTTGAAGGTGATCTTACTAAAGATGGGGAATTCAAAAAATATATTCATTTTGATTTTGTTTATTCATCTGCATGTCCATGCAGTTTTGAATTAAGTGAACATGCTGAAAAATATCGTAATAGAGCAACTGTTCCGCATAGTCAAAGAAGTGTAGCTCGTGTTAGTGTTAAGTTCGATGAAATGCTATGGATCGAAGATCTTCAAGAGTTATGCTTAGAAGCTCTTCAAACTGAAACGCAAGTTATGGTAAAGAGAGAAGATGAACAAGCATTTGCAGAAAAGAATGGTGCTTATCTTAAGTTTGTAGAAGATGCAGTAAGGTTAATGTATGAAAAGCTTTCTAGCGAATCTCGTATTACAGACTTTAAGATTGTAGCTTCACATAATGAAAGTCTTCATAGTCATAATGCAGTATCGGTTATTGTAAAAGGTGTTGAAGGTGGCTTTACTGCAGGTGTACCTAGAGACGTATTTGAATCAACAGGTTTGAGATAAGGTAACAAATAGCTAAATACTATTGTGGCTGCTAAAAAGAAAGACGGAGACGCTTATGGTTTTGAAAAAGCTATACTTAAAGTCTGTAGCTTAAGAGAAAGAAACTTATGGGGCCCTGCACATAAGGCTGCAGAAGACCCCGAAACGGGAATTGTAATTAAACAAAAGCCAGCATACTTTGTTATTCAAGATTGTGCTAATATCACTAAACGATATTTGTTCATTATGTGTTATGGTTCTTTAACTGACCCTATTGGACAACTTAAAGGTAAAGTAAGTGTAGAAGATATTGAAGATTTTGTAGCAAGATCTAAAAACAGAGCTGATTACGAAACGAAGCAATTGTTTAATCTTGTATTTCACGACATTGGTGAATATACCCCTAAAGCAGATTCTAATCCAGATGAACTCGACATGTCCTTTGATGTTATAGATGAGGAAAACGTTTACGGTGATTACGAAGACTTGGGTAACGAGCGATTAAAAGAAATGGAAAAGCTCGAAGCGCAAGAAAAGCTTAAAATCGATTTAACTAACGATCAAGCAGTAATTGATAAGTTAGTAGAAGTATTTGTATTAGATTAATAAGTGTGACTTGTTAAAAGATCAATTTTACCTGCGGGTCCTCTTATATTAATATTAAAAGATACTGTAATACGAAACTTCTTTTCATCTTCTTTTGAATTTGGAAAGTAAGGGGTTGCAGCATGTCTTAACCA